GTGATGAGATTGTTGATGAAACTGGCAGGACAAGGCGCGAGCAAATGCTTGAGAATGTGTATGCGTTAGCTACTGGCAATAGACCGGAACGATGGGCCGTTGAATTTATATCAGACCGAACTGAAGGGAAGGCAAAAGAATTTAGGGAGACAACGGTAAAGACCGAGCCTATAAAGGTTTTTGAATTTGAAGATTGAAGTGGCAAAGAAACGCAGTACGAAGGGAGATAATCAACGACCAACATCGATTCAAAGTAATCGTAGCGGGTCGTCGATAACGATGGGGCAAGACTCACCTGGCTATAATGTGGCTGCTTTCGGAAGAAATTATGGCGAACAATTCCCTGTGGTACATCGCACCGACGTATCGCCAGGGAAAGATGATCGCGTGGCCGGTATTGAAACGGCTTTTTCGTCTTCACTCCGATGCCAAGATCAACGAATCAGGGTTGTCGGTTACTTTATCTAATGGGGCTGAAATATGTATCAAGGGTGCTGACAACGAAGATTCATTGCGCGGGGCGGGGATTAATAAGGTTATCCTGGATGAATACGCTTACTTCAAGCCTTATGTCTGGGAAGAGATTATCCTGCCCATGTTAGCCACGTCCCAGGGTCATGCCATGTTTATCGGTACGCCTTCCGGATACAATGCTATGTATGATTTATACATGAAGGGGCAATCCGATCCTGATTGGAAGTCTTGGCAATTCAAGACCATCGAAGGCGGCTTCGTAGATGAAGATGAAGTCCAGCGTATTAAGTCTAACATGGATGGCCGCTTATATCGCCAGGAGATGGAAGGTTCGTTTGAAACTACTGGCAACCGTGCGGCATACAACTTCGACCGGGATATTCATGTCAAGAAAGCAATGGATATATCAGGAAACAAATGGTGGGGAATGGACCAAAATGTTGATTATATGACCGCCGTACTGGCTTGTGAATATACTGACGGGACGGTGCATTACTTCGATGAGATCAGGCAAAGCAATTCCAATACGGAATCAATGGCCAAAGCTATGAAAGCTAAACATCCGGAAGTGAATATCATATATCCTGATCCCGCCGGAAGTGCCAGAAGTACAACTTCACATCGTTCGGACCATGCGATCCTTCGGGATTACGGTTACATAGTCCGGGCAAAGAAAGCCCATCCTTCACATATAGACCGCTTAAACGCTTTGAATCGCAAACTAATTAATGCCAATGGGGATGTGGGAATGACCGTTGATCCTAAATGTAAATATCTAATCAAAGACCTTGAACAGGTACAGCGGGATAAACGGGGTGGGATTGATAAGGCTAATATAAAACTGACCCACGCCCTCGATGCCTGTTCCTATGCGATCGAATATAAGTGGCCCATCGCTCGTAGAATAGCGACATCTCAAACATGGTAGCCTTCATACTTGGACTGTCTTTGATGTTCAATGTGATATTTATATGCTTATTGATTTACGGCCAGGCTGTTGATAGACGGATGAAACGGGAGATAAAAGAAATTTTACGCAGTACAAAGACAGAGCTGCCAACTGAATTTTACAAAGAATGGATGTATAGCGCATGACTGTTAATGATGTAGTCTTGCCGGACCTATCCGAACAGATCGTACTTGATTCGATTCGGAAAGCGCAAAGCGGCTTAAAAGCAAAAGAGGATGCGGAACGTGCTACCGCATTAGACTTTTATTATCACAGGAACGTGGACAAGCATATCGAACAATGGTTCTCAGATACTACGATGCAACAATGTCCAGTCTTCCCAAGTAAACACGTCCCTCGTTTCGCCCGGGCCAGGAATATGATATATAAGAACGCCCCCAAACGGATGATCGGCGATGAACAGGCGGATGATTATAACATAATAGCACACCACCTGGATTCAAAGGCACGGGAACTAAACGAAACGGCATGGCTCACGGGATGCATGGGCTTCCGAAGCAAGTGGGGGAAAGACCGTTTAGAATATGATTTAATCCCTTTCTTTAAGCGGTATTATTTAGACGGGGAGGGGGGGTCTGAACCGTTTGCTGTGTCTTATGAAGTTGGCCGTGACCATAAGAACAACCGCATATTCGTATATTGGTCTGAGGAAAGGGATGGTGTACCGGGGAAGCATTGGAAATATGACCAGGCCGGGCGTGTTATCCAAGTGAATGAGGATAATATTAATCCATACGGCATTATCCCGGTGACTTTTGTTGAATACACTTCACCCGCCAGCGATGTGATCCGTGCTGCCGTACAGATTGGAATCGCCAATACGGAAATCGCCCTGGCTACACGTTTTGCATTCGGGCAACCTGTGGCAACGGGGATTGAAGAAGCGACACACATGAAATTAGGGATAGATCGCGTTTTATTAATGCCGCCTGACAGTTCATTTTCTTTCGTTTCGAGTCCTGCTAATCTGGGACAAATGATGGAAGTCGTAAAAGGATTTGCCAATCAAACGGCGATCAATAACCACTTGCGTATCAAGTGGGATGAATCCGGCAATGCACCAAGCGGGGTGGCCTTGCGGATATTAGAAATGGAAAATTTAGAATCCCGTATAAGCGATATCCCGAAATGGAAGGACTGGGAACATGAAAGATATGAAGTGGATCGGGAGATTATTCGCGTGCATACAGGCAAAGATATGGGTGAAAATTATGCGGTGGATTTCGCTGAAGTAGAATTTCCCCAAAGCCCGAAAGAAGAACGGGAACATTTAGAATGGATGATGGCCAAAGGTTTAATGAGCCGTGAAGATTTGATCAAGCATTATAACCCGGATATAACCGATGAGGATTTACAGAAACTTATGGCCAGGGTAGATGAAAGCAAACAGGCCGAAGCCGAAGCGCAGCAACCGGTTTCACCAATACAGAGGATTTTAGGTGGCTGATCCAGTAGATAGATTTATGAGTCAAATCGCAAACATCGAGAAACAACTTCTTGATGATCTGAAAAAGATTGCCAAAGGATTAGATAAACTAACCGAAGCTGAACTGGTAAACGTCATGCGTGAATTGGACTTCTTTCAGGAACTATTAGATCGTGGATATACCAACGCCGTTAATGGATTGATGGATGCCTATGAAGGGCAGATTGAGAACATCGCAAATGAAGCTGCCAAGCGGGGGATACATGCGGTGAAAGGGCCAAGTGTTGAGCAGTTGCAAATATTACAGGACTTGGAAGCAGAGAAACTTTTGGGTAAAGCGGCTAATTATGCCAACGATTTGAAAGACGGATTGTTCAAAGGTATCGTGGCCGGGGATAGACCTTCTCAGATTGTGAATAGATTAGCCGAAAAGATCAATCTTGAAACGCATCAACTCAACGTCGCGGTGCATGATGGTATTCGTCAGTTTGATGATGTGGCACGGCACAAGGTATTTGAAGGCGAAGATGTACGGTGGACTTATGTAGGACCGTTGGATGATGTTACGCGGGATATATGTCAAGCCACGATTGATAGTGAGCCGGCTAAAGGATATACTGAAGATGAAGTAAACGCAAGTCTAACTCCCTTCGGTGAAAGGGGCGGATTTAATTGTCGTCATTCTTGGATGGTGATATGAAGGCACAAAACATAATCAAATTCCCTAAATCCCTATGGGCGAAGGTCGGCGGTAAAGCAGCCACTAAAGTCGTGAAAGATTCGGATAAGGGGAAGGGATATAAAAAAGATTTTAAAGCATACACATCTGAATATGCCAAACAGAAAGCCGCCGGGAAGGCCGGGCCAAAGGGCGTAAGTACATCAAGACAAGTATCCCCGCCTAACTTGAGACTGACAAGCACGATGCTGAACTCCATATCGGCGCAGAAGCCAACAGAAACAGGCGTGGATATTGTTTATCGTGATGGATTGAAGGTGGGGTACAACGCCAAGATGGGACGGGATATATACGGCATTTCTAAAGATAACGAAAAAAGAATTACAGATGAGTTGAGCGATTATATCGGCAAACAGATCGGTAAATATGCGCGGGATTCAATTAATATAACCATTGGTTAAAGATTTAACTAACTCAAACAAGAGGTTAAAATGAGTGAACAACAAGTCGAAGTCCCAGACGTAAAACAGGACACCGCTACAACTGCAAGCGAAGAAAAGCAGCCCGTCAATCAAGTCCCTTACGCACGGTTTAGTGGTCTGGTGGACGAAAAAAACGCATTGAAGGCTGAACTGGACACATTCAAAAAGGATGCAAAGGAACAGGCCGAATCCCGGAAGCTGAAAGAGATGGAGTCAAAAGGCGAGTATGAAAAAATCAAGAGCGATCTGACATCCAAGCTTGAAGCTGCTGAAACGAAGGCACAGGCTTTTGACGAATATCAGGCATCTCGGCGTGAGTCGTTATTATCAAAGTTGCCTGAAGAAGACCGTGAAACGTATGATGGACTTTCGCTTGATAAGCTGGAAGTTCATGTTGATAAATTTATTTCAAAGCCAAACCCGGCCAATGTGGATAACTCCAATCCTGCAAAAATGGGTGGATACACCTCTGATCTTGAGTATGCTATCCAAGACCCTGCGGGATATGAGAAGGCTAAAAAGGGAACAGGTGCTATAAGCAAGTTCGGCAACATATTTAATCCAAGTGGCAATAGTTAACGGAAAGAAGGACAAGGTGTTCGGGGTTGACCATGATCCCGAGGATCGTCTTAAAATGACATCGGATAAGGAAGGTTATCCTATTGCAACTCGTGATGGGAAACATATAACCGCCACCGATTTCGTTGATGCCACCCAGGAGAATGTTGAAAAGCTGAATAGAGGCAAAAAGCCAAGTTCCGTAAGGCTTTTCTCTGGTTTTGGACCGGGGACTTTGAAAAAACCTTATGAATAAAGGAAATAAATAAATGGCTGTAACACAAAAATCATCGTTTGCCAATTATTCGGTAACGGCGTCTGATAGTATTCTACCTGATGTGGTAATGGCTTTCAGTAAATCTAATGTCATGGCCCCGCTTGTGCAGACCGCAGTCGCACCTAAGGGTGCAGCTTCGGTTACATTTGTGGACATGACGGCAAAAGCATCGTCAGATGTAACGTCACTGTCTGAAGGTTCTGAACGATCTTCAATCGCAGTGGCAACTGGAGCGCATGAATGTATCATCGCTAATTATGTGGTGCGTTCTGATCTCACTGACCTTGCTGTACTGGGTGCTCCCTATGACCTCACTGGCTTAGTGTCAGAGAATCTTGGTCATGCGGCTGCCCTAAAAGTGGACGATCTAATCACTGACTTGTTCAGTGGCTTTAGTCAAACTGTTGGTGGCGATGGACAGACTCTTACTTTGGATATGTTCTTCGACGCTGCCCGCCAGCTTCACGCTGCCGGAGCTCCACAGCCCTTCAGCTATGTTGGCAACAGTAAGCAAGTCTGGGGTGCTAAAGGTATCCAGGGATTGCTAATTGCAACATCATCCGGTACTT